TTGTGGGGGTCAGCCTTGAATGCCGCCGCCTGATTTTGAGTGATTGGCCCGCTCGCTTTGCGACATTGCGTCGAACTGCGCTCGCGTTACCGTTGGCTTGTCAGGCGTCCCGCCAGTCGATGCCGGTGGCTTCCCGCCGCCGCCTTTGCCGCCGTCCCGAACCGCGTAAGGCTTGGATGCGGCAAGTTCCTTAGCCAAGTCGGCCAAGGTCGCACCGTGATCAGCACCGCTGCCAATCATGGGCTTTCCGTCCGAAGTCATGATCTTTGCAGACCCGTCTTCGTGAAACTGTAGACGCCCCATCGCGCTGCTGGCGATGTCGTCAATTGATTCTGCGATAAACCCGGCTTTCGCGAGTTCTGCTTTTAGGTCAGACGACGCGCCGCGTTGCATCATCTTGCTGATCCGGTCATTTGCGCCGGTCAGCTTGCCTTCGTAGTCAGCCGCCATTGCGTCCAGCTTAGCTTGCGCGTCATCCGCGCCCTTGCCGCTGCCCTTGGCCTTTTCGGTCAGGTCCGCAATCTTGGCGTCCATATCCGCAGGCGTGCCATATTTGGCCCATGCCGCTGCATTGCCGCGCTCTTTGGATAGGGCGGTTTTGAGGCCGGTCACGTCCTCTGGGGCGGCAAGCGCGCCAAGATCAAGGTGGCCGTCTGCCACATGCGTTTGAAGCCACGCCGGAAGCGTGGTTGCGTCGGTGATTTCGATTTTCATTGGTTCAGCTTCCCGCTGTTAAGGTTCGCATCCCGCGAACGTAAAAAAACCCAGCAAAAGCAGGGTTTAAGGTCGTGTGGTTTGGTGGTGGGTTAGTCTTTTCAAGTTTTCAGTCTGGCAAGCGCCGCTTCTGTTTTCGCCAAACCGTCAGCATAAAATTGACGTGTTTTTATCAGTTTTTGCATTGTCTTGCTGTTATGGTGCGATGCTGACCTGCCTGTTGATGGAATGTAGTGCGCCGCTATGAACGCATCAACCTTTTGAGAGTATCCAGCAATGGGCTTTGTGCCGACATACCCGGGGTAACAATTTGTACTGTCAAAGGCGAGGTCTCTGTCAATCAAAACGGCGCGAACCTCAGCCAATGTTTTTCGGCTAAAATTCGGATGCCTAAGCGCCTCTGCCTCGCTAAATTTTGTCAAAGGCATAAGATTCTCAAGCGTGCCGCCTAAAGCCTTAATCAACGCAATTGCGCGGGTTGATATTTTTGTGCTGCTGTAAGCCATATTCCTGCCCACCAAGGCATCCACTTTGTTAACCGGGCAGGCTGAGTGGAAACCAGCTTTTCGGCGTATCCGCCTAGCCCTTTGCAAGCCTTAAAGCCTTGCCCTCAATTCTGCAAGCGTCAACTCGCGTCCGTTGCCGTCTACCAAGTCGCGGAACTTGATCTTGCCATCGCGCCAGAGTTGCGCGCGTCCTACGCCCAACTTGTCGTTTTGCTCTGCCACGTCGCGACGGGATAGCCAGCCCTCAAACGTCGTGTCGGCTGCTACCTGCCCATCCATGCCTGCCCGCGTGGATGCTGGCACTTCGTCGATGTCAAACCCTAGCTCGCGGAACGACTTGAGCACCGGGACCGACGTGCTTCGACATCCCCAGTGCAGATTTCCAGGACCGCCGCCCCATGGGATATCATGCTCAATCGGCTTGTGCGTATCAACTGTGTATGTCAGCCCGTCGCGAACAGCGCATAGCACTGTAGTTCGCAAATCAATTGTTGATACCCACTGCAACGATTTGATGATGTCTTCGTTGCCCTCGTAAAGCGATTGCCGCGACTTCTGCGACACGGCCTGCGTTGCCGACCTCACAAGGCTTTCGGCATTGCGCCGGGAAATCTCCATGAACCCCTGAACGGGTGATCCGTTTTGCGTCCCACCGCGAATAGCGCGGATTAATGAGGCGTTTGTCTGCCCCTCGGCAATGCCCAGCCGCATAGCGTCCGTAAACCGTTGTAGCGTGTCGCCAGCCTGCCGGGAGAGCCAGTCCGATACCGGCGCACCCTCGATCAGTACGCCGTCAACAATCGCCGCAAGCTGCCCGCGCGTGATTGACGTTGTGATAAAGTCAACTCCCAGCGCCTTGTTTATTGACGATGCCGCAAACGTGTTTTCAACGTCTGCCAGTTCACGCAGTTCACCGATCAGTCGGGTGCTTTCGCCGCGGTAAGCTGCGCGAATAGTTTCCTTGACCTGGCTCAACAGCTTTTCCAGCCGCGCCGCCTGCCGAGATGGGGCCGCAATGCCCGTTGGGTCAATCTTGGCCAGCTGCGCCACGATGTCGCCCTCAAGTTCTTTGAGAAACCGCGCCGCATCCCGCAGCTGGCCAGCCGTCAGCCGTTGCAGGTCCAGCGCGCGGCCCGTGATAGCGTCAAGGATTTCATCGTTTACGCTGGCCATTGGGTCACTTCTTTGGCTTGGGTTTACGCTTTGTCGGTGTCTTTGTGCCGTATGCCATTTATGCCTCCAATCCAAGTGGGTTGCCTACAATCATCGGCGACGCCGACGCAATGCGGTCAGCCTCGTCTTGCGGGTTCAGGTCGCTGGCAACCATGCCGCGTCGTGCAAGCTCGCGCAGGAACGTTTCGCGGCTCATGTTGCCAGACTGCACAGCCTGCAACAGAACCGCCATCTCTTGCGCAGACATCATGCCGGCTGCGAATTCCTTGTTGACTGTCACGGTCGGCGTTACGTCATCGCGGCCAGCGTATTGCAGCATATAGATCATCGCCTGTTCTAGCGCGTCTTGCAGGGAATCAGCCGTCATAGACAGCTGCGACGTTTCTTTTTCGGCATCAAGCGCGGCCCCGGTGGCGCTTTCAGACGACACGCGGGCAACAGTCAGTTGCAGGCCCAGCGTTTCCATCTGAAATTCAAGGTCTTTAAGATCTTGCCGTCCGGCGTCGATCGCTTTGCCGCTATGCTCAACCCACTTGAGGTCAGCCGCCGGGTCGTTGGCCGTGGTCATCTGGCCAACGCTAATTGTGATCGGCTCGTCGTCTTGGCGGCCCGAACCGAACAGGATCGGCACCCGCGCGAAGTGCAGCACGTTGCGCTGGTCAGATTGAGACTGCCAATGCGCGATGTTGCAATCGGCCAAGTCGTCGAGCATAGGTTCGCCCGTGAAGAACCCGGTGCGGTTGGCATAAAACGGCACGAGCGTAATGTCATCCATGTCGCTGATAGTCGGCTCTGCGAAAAGCACATATTCGCCATGGCCGCCTTCGCGCTTGCGATAAAGCCGGGTCATAACGCCGCCAGCTTCCATCCGGTCCAGCACGCGAACCTGGTCTATTTCGACGCTTTTGAATTCGTCCTTGGGATCTTGCTCAGTGACGGACTCCATCAGCCGCAACTGCGCCAGCACTGTGACGTTGCTGACAAGCTCTGTGCGCCAGCCTAGCACGTCCTCAACGCGAATGTGCGACAGGTACGGGCGCAGGCCCATAGACGCCACAGCGGCCCGCGTTACCTGCTCAGGCCGCGCCGGTGCGTCAACTAGGATATAAGCAATGCCAGCAGACAAGCCGTCCTGAAACACGTCGCGCGCAAACGTGGATAAATCCCGTCCGGCAAGGTCAATATTCTTGGCCCATTCTGCAATGTCGTCTGGGGTTTCCTCGGCAAGCTCAACCGGCCTGCGAAAGACCCGGCCAGTCATGTCGCGGATTGCTTTTTTATAGCCGTTAAACAGCCACGACATAGCCAAGCGCTCGTCGTATGTCTCTTGCGATTCAGCCGTGAACTTTGGCAGGTAAGTTGTGCTTTTGCGGCGCATGCCCTGCGTGCCGCCCATCAAAGCGCGACCACGGGCGGAAGCTTCCACCATCTGTGCGACAGCTTTTGATCTTGCGGCGACTGCGGTCATAAACGTAAACTCCGAGATTCAAATGTGGGCTTCACGACGGGCATTTCATACGCTAGCGGATATCCTGCTGCGTCATTCTGGTGGTCAAGGCCCGTCTTTTTGTCAGGCTCGCCGTTAGCGTCGTATGCCTGCTGCTCAAGGCAACGGGCAGTCTCTGGGCACGTATCGGGATTGACAAACACGCGCTTGTTTTGAAACGCCATGTTGACGGCTAGGATCCGGTCCTTAACGCGGGGGTTCGACGGCTTGGCGCGGATTGTAAAACCTGCGCCGCGTAACAACCCGATGTCAGAGATTGATGCGCCCTTGCTGCTGGCGTTAGCGCCGCTGGCGTCGGGATAGATCGTAACGTGGTGCCCTGCCCAGCGGTCTTTGATCGTGTCAATCATTGCCGGGGTGTCTC